AAAAGGTAACACAAAGAATCAAAACTGCTCCTCCATCTGCTATAGCCCCATCCATAATGTCATATAGTCAGGACTTGTGCACCACAGGAGCTAGTTCAGCAGTCCAAACTCAGTTCTTTGGTATATCAACAGGCAGAAGTGTACGAGATGAGAACTGCGAGACTTTAAAACTTAGCAAAGGTTTATACGATATGGGAATGAAAGTAGCAGCCGTTGCTTTGTTATGTGGCGAAAGCACAGGTAAAGTGCATAGGGCAATGAAAATGGCAGGAACACCCTGTCCGTACAATGGTTTGATAGGTACAGAAGCACAGGCAGCTTGGGATGAGAACCAAGAAGATAGACCAGACTGGGATCAAGTAAAGAAAGAACAAGCTTCCCATGAATTTAAAGCCTACACTAAACCAAAGTTCTGTAAAAAATATCCTACGCACAAGATATGTACAAACTCCTAACAATAATCTTCCTACTGGGTAGTACCGTATACGCAAACACACCTACATTTACTGTAGGCACTGACCCCCTTCTTAATATACAAAATACTGGTACTGCCCTAAATCTCAATGACGATGCTGTTTCTTCTATGCAAAACTTAGGCTTTGACTTTACTTATTATGGTAATACATACAGCCAAGCTAGAGTAGCTATGAATGGTTTTGTAACTTTTAATCCCAACTTTAATGTATACAATCAAAGAAACTATCTATCTGAAGTAATACCTGCGTCTGGTTTTGATTTTACCGTATTTGCTTTGTGGTCTGATTTTATTGACAAGAATAATAATAATGGTTCCCCTTACGTAGGCACTTACGGTGATACAGGTTCTAAGTACTGGGTTGCAGGATGGTATAATGTTAATGAGTATAGGAATAACAATCTAAGTTCTTTTGAAGCTATCTTGTACGAAACTACAAATGTTATAGAGTTTAGATATGATAAGATAAATGTATCAAACCACGACATAACTATAGGTTTACAAGGTAACAATGAAGCTGTAACTTACCTGAGATACGAAGACAACAATTCGACAGCTTTCAATAGAACAGATGATTGGTCTTTAACTACAGCTACAGTTATAGATGAATCTTTTACTAACCTATCTTCTCAATGTTTAATCGATTCTGACTTTAGTGACCTCTGTGAGGTTTACGATTTAAGTTTTGATGTAGAAGAAGAAGATGATTACCTACAGGGTTCAGGTGTTTCTGATGCTATGCTGTTAGGTTACGATGATGAGGATGACTTTTATGGTTTTAATACTGAAGAAATTTATACAGGAGCACTTGTTTTTTCTACGATTACTGATGGCAGGAGTGATACTGGTGACTTCCACGATGATTTTAGTGGGGTTAGTTATATTGAATATGATAGCAGGGATGTAATAGAACATGAAGACAATTTCAATATTGATGATATACCTTTTAGTGGGGATGTTACTCTGGGTGATTACGAAGAAGGACCACTAAGTATTATAGAGATAGATGTAATACCTTTAGATACTCTACCTGAGATAAGATTAACAGAAGAAGAGTTTGTAGAGTTTGCTCAACATATGGATGAACACTTTGACTTTGAAGATGAGATGGACAGGGAACTTTTTGAAGAACAATTTGAAGACTTTGAAGAAGAGATAGTAGAAGAAACTGAGGAGAGAGAAGAACTTGGAGAAACGGAAGAAGAGTTTGAAGAAGAATATGAAGAAGAATTTGAAGAAGAGGAGATTAGTGAAGAACTTGTTGAGGAGCCAGGAGATAGACCTGAACGAAGAACTAGACGTAGGAACGTAGTATCTACTACAAATGTAAACTCTGTAGTTAGTAATTCTATAGCTAACAGTTATGCAGGTAGCAACTCTTCTAGTACATCTAGCACTACAGCTTCTGCAGTATCAGGAGGTTCAGGTGCATCATCTGTATCTAGCTCTCCTAGTATTTCAGATCAGATAGCATCTGCACAAGTACAAACAAACAACGTTTTACAATCTATAGAAATATTACCCATGCCTTCTATGGATAATACACCATCTGTAGTGATGGCTGAGGTACAAGTTACGTCTATGGAAAACCAAATAGAAAGTGTTACAAGCACTATGGTTACATCATCTGAAGCAGAACAGATAGCGGAAGAGATTGTAGCCAACAACATAAGGGCACAGCAAGAGTCATCACAAACACAACAAGAGGAGTCTGGACAATATGATTCACAAGGACAATCTAATTTAATTGCCTACATGAACTACGTACCCAACTTCTCTGATTATACCACTGCTAACATAACAGACCAAACAAACTGGTACGCACCGACTGCTATATATGCAAGTGCAACTCTAGGAGATAACGCAGGGTATGGTAATATGGTATCTGACAGTATGGATACTTTGTATAGCATTATGGGTCAACAGCCTGTAGGCATTTTTATAGATAGGAGATAATATGAGTGAACCAGAGATAAAGATAGTAGAGGTACCTAAGAAGTCATGGTACAATAATGCTGAAGGTTTTGATAAGTGGAGAGTCTTTCCTAGACTTCTGATAAGCCTTTATGGGTTGATGTTTTATAAAACGTCTATGTGGTTTATGACTTTACCAGACCCCACCAATTCACAATCAGCTTTTGTATCTGTTATTGTGGGTGCAGGTGCAGCTTGGTTTGGTCTTTATGTAGGAAAAAAATAATGTATTTAATAAAAAGATTTATATTAAAAACAGATAGAGTCTTAGGATGGCTTACTTGTTTTTTTATAATAGCAGGTGTCCTTAGACACTGGTAACTTAAGGAGAATGATATGAAAAACATATTACCGAAGCTTCAGCAGTACATCACCATTGTGGGGGTCATCACTGCAATCGGAGGAGGTTTCTACACGTGGGGGCAGTTTAACCTACGCTTAGATCAAATAGAAGCTAAAACTAAAAAAAGTGTTAATCTTAATCCAGTAAAAGAATCTGTAGCAACTTTAACTACAAGAGTAGACAATCTTGAGAACAGAATGGATAGAACTGAGAGTAGGGTAGACAAGGTAGGCAACAACGACAATCCGTTAGCTAACTAATATTTACAATATAAATACTTCTTATCACAACTATTGATTGGACAAATGTGCATTTGGGATGTATACTATAATTATACTAACCCTTTCCATATGTAGGAGATAAGATGGAAGATATTTTGCACTTAGCATCATATGCAGTAATAATTATTTGTTTAACACAGGTTCTGTAAAAAAAAGTTCCTCAGAATCGTTTCTAAGACCCTTTTAGCACACACCTAATAGTAGACATACCAAAACAACACATTTTGTTGTATGAGCTTGTATGGGCGTTACAGAGCATTACCTAAGAAAACTAGGTATTTTATCTTGTAAAAGCTCCATTTCACGTTTTAGTTCATGTAGTAGGTTAGTTAGGGTAAGTGTACCTTCATAAGTATCATTCCAATCATCCATTGCCTGTCTAAAAAGCTTAGGATCAAGAGTTTGATTCTCTAGATACACTTTACCATCTTGACTTAATTCTACAGTCAGTTGAGCAAGGACTGCTCTATTTTTTGGTGGGTTCTGCAACAGCTTGATCCACTACTTTTTTAGTAGTTGGGTCTACTAACACATGTTGCATAGCTCTAACACTGTTAAGCATTTCACTAACTTCACCGTAAGGTAAGGTTGCTAGTTTTTGCAAAATAGTATTAGCAAGGGTGTCCTGCATAAGGTAAAACCTTACAGGTTTAAAAGCCTCATTTTGATCTGGCGTATCAGGATTGTCTGCCTGAAACGTGCCATCTTCTTTATGGGCTCGTTCTTTCTTTATGTCTTCAGTCATCTTCGTTTCCTTCTTTATTGTGAATAAACAACGCTATGATAGCATAGTGTATTATCTTAAGCAAGTCTTTCTTGTGGTCTTCGTGACTTCCTTTCTTTCCATATCGTTGTGCATACTTAAGCACATTGCCGATACAAAAACCTTTACCATGCCCTGCGTCTATAATAAACTCTGTGGCTTGGTATTTATCTTTTGAGTAGTGTTGGGTGTAGGTTTTTATTATGTGAGCAAGAACCTGCTCCATTATCTTATCTTCTTCGTATCTAAAGTTAATAGCTTTAGCAAAAGATTTTAAAGTTTGCATTTCTGTTTTATTTGGTTGGGAACTTAACAATATTATCTCCTTTCTCTCTAAGCTTCTCTCTTTCTTTCCTATCTATCTCTTCACCAATAGCATAGTTACCTGCTTCCATAACTAAGTCTTGTTGTTCTGTAGCCATGTGCATAAGACCTGCAAACAGTATATACATCTTAGTTGATATTTCGTTACCTGTACCTAAAGGTAATTTATCTGCACCTATAATCTGAAACCCATCTTCTTCTGGTTTAATTACAAGATAGAGATTACCATCCTTTAAGTCAAGAGCCTTGACAAAACCTTCTATGTTTTCATCTTTCTCAAAAGTTATAGTCATTTCATCATCACTCATTAATCCACTCCATAGGTATAGTTCCTTGTGCCCAAAGAAAACCATGCCTATTACACCAATCTGCATATGTAGTTTTTGAACCTTTTAATATTTTGTTGTCTGCCTGTACAAATATAAATCGTATGTCTAAGTCTTCCCATTGTTCTTTAATCATAAGGTGCTTAACTCTATCATTAGTTGTAAGCCTACCTTTAGCTTCAATGTAAAAGTCTTTTTCTTTTATATAAAAGTCAGGAGTATATGATCTTATCTTTGGTACATAACTAAATGTTTCAGGTTCATACTCAAAACCTATGTTTTTCTTACCTAAGTCTGCAGCAATACTTATTTCAAACTTTGATCTATATGGTAACTTTAACATCTTTAGGGCATCCTATATTTAATATTTCATGTATACTATCTAGTATTTCTTTTTCATAAAGCTCACCGTGATCGTAGTCTATGTCTTGGTAAAATTCATTTATTAAAACTACTACTAAACCTTTTTGCATAAGTATATTTTTTACTACTTCTAGACTTTCATCTAATTGTCTCATGCCTCTTTCTTCATCAAAAGGTTTAATAGGCGATAGACCTGTATACAAAGGGATACCATGGTCACTGTCTCTAAGTATCTTAACTATGTTAGAGCCTTTCTGGTGGCTCCAGTTATCAGGAAACAGATAATATATGTTTTCGTTTTCTGTAAAGTCTGCTACAGAAAGATTGTGTGTTTTAAGTATGGGCATTTTTAGCTACCTTAGTGTACCAAACATACGGAGGGTTTTTAGCTCTTGAGGTATGCTTAGGTAAGAACTGTGCTTTAGACCAACAGTTATGCCTAAATCCACAGAACCCACATTCTCTAGGTAACAGTTTATTACCTGTAGGTTCTCCTTTATCTATTTCATCTGTAGGTTTAAATTGTTTTTCAATACGTTTTGTTTTCTTTAACTTG